CCCAAATTCATCGGCCCCCTCAACAAGGGTCAGACCAGAGCCAAGGGTGGCAAGAAGAAACCGAAGAACTCAGCGCGCGGTGCTGGAAAATCAAATGCACTTGGCGCAGGCAGTTACAAGCTTGTGGGCGCCCTCGCAAAGATGGCAATCAATGCAGCCCTTCCAGCTGCCTTGCAGCGTGTTACACAGTCCTCAGCAATCAATGCCGCCCGTTTCCAAGGTAGCGGAGATTACGTCACGAATGACATTGTGCACACAGGCAAGTCCAGCATCAAGAAAGGTCCGCAAGGAGTTCCGCAAACTACCTACCAACACAGTGAGTTCATTGAAGACGTCTACGTGCCCACCAATCCTACCATGTTCACAACGAAGAAGTACACGCTCAACGCCGCTGACGCGGCCACGTTCCCTTGGCTTTCTCGTCTGGCTGCTCTCTACACCAAGTACAAGTTCACCAAGCTCTTGTTCGAATTCAGAAGCACCACCTCGGGCTATTCCGCCGCCGGAACGCTCGGCACTGTGATCATGTCACCTCACTACAACGTCGACTCTGCTCAATATTCCACCAAGCAGACCATGGAAGCCGCGACGCACGCAGTCTCTTCACCGCCCTCCAACTCCATCATCATGGGATTTGAGTGCGCCAAGAAAGACAACAACGTGACGTGGTACAATGTGCTCAACGATGTGGGTGTGCTTCGCAACAACTTCACTGATCCTGGCTACGTGGAGGTTGCAACAACTGGGCTCCCCGGCACAGTTGGCACCGTTCTAGGTGAGCTTTGGGTTCACTACAGCTGCGAGCTCATTGAACCATACATCTCGCAGTTGGAGCAGGTCAGCACAGGCATCGCAGCACCGGTTACTTCTTACCAGATGACATCCGGCACGCTCGCCAACTGCATCGGCCTCGGCTGCTTCGGCATGCAGACTTCAACGCTCACGTCGACCAACTCCAACGGGTTCCCCAGCACATCGTACGCCAAGTCATATGTCAGCACAATCGAGCCGACCGCCGGTGACTGGTTCACTTACTGCGGTGGTGACACTGTTAAGGCCCTTACTTTCAAGTATGCCGGCACTTACGCGATCGACGTGACTTTGCGGCTCAGCGGCGCCACCACTGTCTCAACTGGTGCGCCCTGGGACATCACGGCATTGTCCGGCTCGGCGACTGTGCTTGCGGGCAACAACTCAGGAACCTGCAACATCATCTGGGGTTCCGCCACCCCTTGGCTCGCCTACCGCTACATCATCATCGTGAGCGCGGGCGCCAAGATCACCACCACTCAGAACGCTGGGTGGACTGGTGCGAGCACGCTCACGGGCGCTGCAGGTGACATTGTCATCGTGAAGATCGCCTAGGCGCCCTCACATTTTCTGGCCTCTAAGTCTAGCTGACAACTAGCGCCGTTAGGAGTGAAATATGTCGTTTCCCCCCCCCCTCTCTCCCCCCTTCCCCCATGTATGTTATAGTCCTTATTCACTTGTTTTCCATGTCTATTAAACAACGCCCGCTAGGACCGGGCACCATCACTCCCTGGGAAGGAGGAACATCGCCTGTTAGGAGCAGGCCAAACAACTCTCCCTAGGA